CGTTTGACCACTTATATCAACTTTTTGACCACTTATATCAACGACAACTGTTTGACCACTTATATCAACTGTTTGACCCGATATATCAACGACAACAGTTTGACCACTTATATCAACTGTTTGACCAGATATATCAACGACAACAGTTTGACCAGATATATCAACAGTTTGTCCACTTATATCAGTAGTAACACTACCAGAAACAACAACACCATCGGGTACAGTTACTTGAACATATCCACTTACATCAACTGGGTCAATAATAGTAACATTAGATCCGGGACCGCTTGATACAGCATATGTAGTAGATGTTTTATAAATTGTTTGAACATTTAGAACAGTCATGTCACCATCATTAGCAGTTATTTGTAATTTAAAATATCTATCTTTTACAGTCACATTATAAAATTGCGTATCTGCTTGAACTGTTATTGTTTGTGAAGTTTGATAATCAATATCTACTTTATTTTGTGAATAAATATATGTTAAAATATAACCAGTATCACATTTAATAGATATGGTAATTTGTGCAAAATCAAGGATATTATCATAATTAGAACCCGTAAAGTCTTCATCTTCCAATAGAGGAACATTTGTTGAATTAACTATTGATAAACTCATATTATATATTATAATTAGAGATTTAAAATATATGATTATAATATATAAATGGATAGAGTAATAAAATCAATATTCAAGGAAGATTTGACAGGACAGAATGTAGATGTGTTAACGAATGGCAATTGTCCAGTTCACTTATATAAAGACCTTCCAAAGTATAGACATATTAGAGAGGTTATAGGACCACAGAATGCTTGTATAGTATTATTTCCTGTTAAATCGTCATCGTCTGGACACTGGGTTGCTATATTATATTTTGAAGATACAAACACTGTTCACTTTTTTGACCCCTACGGATTATCATGGAATCAAGAACTGCAATACTCAGAAGATCCAATTACAAGACAAAATCTAATTGGAAAGTTTATGCAGGATGCCAAATTAAGAGGATATAACACAACTTGGAATTCATATAGATATCAGAAGATGGAAACAGGAATAAATACTTGTGGTCGTCAGTCAGCTATACGGTGTCGTTTTAGATATCTTCATGAAGATGAATATAAGCGCCTTATGACTAATCAAACCAATGACCCAGATTTTATTGTAACAATGTTATCTTTTATTACAATAGATCATGAATCAGCAAAGGGAATAGTAAAAAATATAGTAAGTAAATAAATTAGAATAATAAAAATTTCTTCTTCTTTTTGATTTTCAGTTGTTTCAATCCTATTTTGTTATTACACGCACCAATAAATAATCTCGTAAATTCTGGTAATAATTGTTTACATAAATCCTTTAAGTTTTCAAGATTATTTTTTTCACAATACAATTGAAAGAATTCTAAACATACAATTTTCATAATTACAATATCTTTATAATCAACATAAATAAATCTAAGCATCTCAACAACATTATTTAATAGATTTTCTATAGATAGTTTATTATTTCTTAATATTAGATTAAATCTAATTTCAAAATTATTATATATTTCATCTAGCATTTATATATAATATAATATTATAATATTTTATTGTTATAATTGTGGATTTATGGTAAAAATAAACTATATATTTTCTAATTCTCGAATTTCCATTTTAAGACAAGTAATATCAATTTGTTTTTCTCGTAATTCTTTTCTTAATTTTTCTAATTTTATTTTATTTTCATCTTCTTCATTTATTATTTGTATTCTTGTATATGATAAATTACCATCACATTTATGACATTTTATAGTAAGTTGTTTGTGTTTCCAAGATTGACAAGAACAGTCCATATAATATTTATGAAGGCTAAAAATTAGAATTATATATAATTCTAATTTTAGGGTAGCGTCCATATACAACGTAAATATAATTTATTTAAAGAACCTTTACCGCGTTTTCTGATATGATACAAGTTGGATATGAACGTTTAATTACAACCCATCTACTAGGAACATCTTTAAGATAATTTAAATCATCTCTACCGAATCCATAATATCTTCTACATAAATTAGATACAGCTGAAAAGTTAGATTTTGGGAACAATACCACTTCTTCAGATTCGTTCAAAATAATCTTAGTTGCTTGATTACCAAGAATAACGTGATGAACTGCTATAGTTGTAATATTAGTTGGTGATCTACCAATTTCATAACATTGATCTCGAAATATTCTAACAGCATTATTAAGTGCTCTATCTGTAATAGATTCAATATCATCAAAGATACAGACTGAATTTGGGAACTCGGTTACATCTAATGGAGAAGATAGAATTGTATCATCTAATTTAACATAATGTAAATCTTTAATACCCTTAAATGCTGGATCATCTAATTTTGGACTAAATATATATATCTTGTTTTTTGGATATTTTTGTTTGTATGTCTTTAACCATTTAGATATGAACGTTGATTTTCCAACACCTGATGGACCAAATACACCAATTCGACTTGATTCTTGTAATGGTATTGGATTAATTTGTCCTTCTGATCTAGGAATAATATAATTCTTTCTTTCTAAATCTTTTAATAGTTTCTGTGCTTCCTCATATGCTAATTTTAAATTTAAATTATTTGCTAAATAACCAACTTTACTTTCTTTGATTGCTTTTTTTAATATTGCAATTTGAGTAGTTCCAACGTTTTTTAATCCAGTATAGAATGATTTAGGCAGTATCTCACTTTTATCTAACCCAGTTATATCAGATTTTTCACCTTCATCATCTTTTACATATAACGTTTTTGGCTTCATCTTCTTATTTTTAAATTCTACCTCTGCTATTTGCTGACCTGATTTAAATGATAACATCTATATATAATACTTGTATATTAATATTTTACAACTTATATTTTTTGAAACATGTAAAATATACTAAAAATTTTTAAACCTACTTAAAAATAAAATTATATAGTAATATCATAATAAAATGTCTGAAAATCAAAACCTATTTAGTGTCTCAAAAAATGAGATTAAAGAAGAAGTTAAGGGAATGAACTATTTATATAAAAATAAATTATCATTTGCATCTGGTGTAGAATATGAGATAACTAAAGATTTAATTAAAGAATATAAAAAATCTATCCGAAGATATGTTAAATATAAGAACACTGAAAATAGTAAAGTAATGATAGATATCAATAGAAATAAGATACATAATATTAAGATTTCTTTTATCAATCCTAAAGATAAAGTAGGTAAATTTAGAAAAACGCTAATTATTAATGATAATGAATTATATATTATAAATGGTGAACCAGATGATGAATGCTTTGAAGTAGAAAGATATTTATCAAGAGATAAAGAATTAGAAGCTCTTGTAAGACCATTTTATAATTATATAAATAAAGAAATTGAAAATATTATAGGAAAAGAAGTTAAACAAAATAAACCAATTACTGAACAATTTAAAAAAAGATTTTTTAATTAAATTTTATCTCTATTTTTTTTATTTATATATTATATAGATTATGCCTTATCATATTGTCAAATCTGGTCGTGGTTATTATGTTGAGGATATCAATGGAAGAAGATATTCTAAGAAGCCGTTAACAAAAAGTAAAGCAGAAAAGCAAATGATAGCATTACGCATAAATCATCCCGATGATGTCGGAGGAAGTTTTGCAAATGCATTTAAGTTTGCAACAGATGCCATATCTAATATAGGTTCTAAGATAAAATCGGGGATACAAAGATTTACAATAGTAAGAAATGATTATCCACCAGCAGAAAGAGACTTAATAGCAAAATATGGAGATTCAAAAATAAAACAAATATGTTTATATAGAGAGCCTTTAGCCAAAGCAGTTAATGTAATGTCAAATATATTATCACTCGGTCAATTTAATAAAGTTAAGAATAATTATGGCATTGATGAGTTCTATCATCTAATGATGGTTGTTACAGTAGATTATAATCAACAAATGGTTCCAATTTTATTAGAAAAAAATGAAGTAATAAATATTCATGAGTTTCCAAATATGAATCCTAGTGCACAAAAATTAGAATTACAAATCACCCCACAATTTGATTATACATTTAAACAATTTTTAGACAATGCTCAAAAAGTCATGGGAGATAGATATTTTAAATATGATGCATTAACAAACAACTGTCAAGACTATTTAGCATCTATAGTATCTGCAAATCCACCATTACAAAAAGATAATCCAAATGCAATGAGATTTATATTACAAGATAAATCGGGATTACAAAGAGATATAAATCCAAGATCTAAGAATTTATTTAGTGGAATAACTGGTTTAGCAGCTCGCTTTAATCATCTTGCAAAAGGTTCTGGATTTTTAAAAACAAGAGATACTGAATATTCAGAATAATAATATAAAAATTTCTTATCATATAATATATGAACAAATTAGCAGAATTATTAACTCAAGCAGCAACAAAGTCAGAATACAGAAATGATGCAACTAAGACAGCAAATGAGATAAATCGAATAAAGGCTCTGGTTAGGGGTGGTCAGAAAGTACAGGTTAATATGCCAGCACAAACAAGACTGCAAGTCAGAACAAGAAGACCCGCTGGTGTCAATGTAAGAAATGTATTACGACAACAGGAAGAAAGAGAGAGATTACAGAAAATAGCACATTTACCAGCAGAATATGAAGCAGAATTAAAGAAACAAGGAGCATATACAAAGATATTAGGAGACCCATCTATTTATGAATATCTTAAGAAATCGGATCCAATAGGATTATATCAATTAGAACAAGAATATGCATCTACTAAGACTACATCTGGTCTTCCAGCAACACCGGCAACAGATACTAAACAAGATGAAATTATTAGATTATTAAGAGGTCAATTAACAGCAGAACAACTATTACAATCAACGCCTGAATTTATTGGACTTTCGCCCGCAGAAAAGAGAACTGCGCTTCAAAAATTAAAATTATTACCAAAACCAGAACAGAAAAATTATGCATTAACTTTTGTAAATATGAATGCTGCTGATAAGAAAGCAGTAATAGATAGATTTAAAGAAGAAGTTCCATTGCCATTAGAAGCATTTAATGAACTAGATCCCAATAATCTTAAGAAATTAAAATTACCACAATTATTAATATTAGGAAATAAATATGGATTCAAAGGAAAAGCAACAAGAGCTAAATTAATTGCATTTTTACAAAAACAAGAATTAAAAGTAGATGAAACACAAGCAGAAGAAGAAGCACCAGAAGAGGCAGAAGAAGTTCAACCAGAAGAAGTTCAACAGATTATAGAAGAATTTCCATTTGCTGAAACACAAGAAGCATCTGCAGAAGATTTAGAATTAAATAAAGCAGAACAACGGAGAATGCAACAACTAAGAAAACGATTACCGGCATTATTAAGAGAATCTAGAATGGATAGAGAACAAGTAGAACGATTTCTTGAACAAATAGAAAAATCATCATCTACAGATCTTGGACGTTTAACAAATGCAGTAGATAGATTAGAACAACTTATTCAAAATCAAAGATTACAAGAGCAACAAGTTAAAGAGCAAGCGGAAAAAAAAGAAACAACTTTAGCACAACTTAAAAAAGAAGTAAGAGAAAAACAAGCATTTGGTCCATTAGAAAAAGCAGCTAAAGCAGAACTAACAGTATCGCCAGAAGGTGATTTAATATCATTTAGAGTATCTGACCAAGCATTAGCACAGGCATTGGTTGAGAATCTACAACAGGATGTTCCAAATCTTCCAAAATCAGAAGCACAACAACATGCATCTAATATTATAGATTCTGCAAATATTGAATTAGCACAACAACCACTACAACCAGAACAACCAGGATTAGAATTTCAATCAGAAACTCCAGAACAAAAAGAAGAAAGACAAGCAATTGTCAGAGAACTGAGAAGACGGGAAGAACTATCAGAACAATCAGCAAAACAATATGAAGCAATTGCTCCAGGGATTGCTCAAAGACGAAAAGCATTTGGTGATGTGGAACAGCCCGATATAGTAGAAACGGCTAGATTAAAAAGACTACAACAACAATTAAAACAATTAGATGAACAACAAAAACAATTAGGATTAGATTATTTTGATACATTAAATAAAGACCAATTAGTACAATATGCTAAAAATAATCATCCAGATATTAAAACCCCACATTCATTTAAAGAAGAAAATCTTAGACAAAAACTAAAAGATGTATCGGCTGAAGGATTTAAGAAACTCAAATCTAAAAGTATATCTGGTAAAGGATTATCGCAATATCCAATAAAAGCGGTAGCAGGTGCACTTCATAAGCATTATCAAAAGAAAGTTCGTAATCTTAGAAACATTCATGAACGCCAGACAGAAAATCAAGAATATAGAACAAATCTTATTAAGAAAGCTAGAAAATGAATTATAAAATTTATTATATAATCTAAATATATATTATATAATGAGTAGAAACTTAAATGACAATGTAACTCTTTTACAGAAAAGAGAATACTTCAATGCAGAATTTTTTAATTTATCGGAAGATACAGTTCCTGCGACATATTCTACAACACTTTTAAAACCCATGATCCATAATCCAGAAAAGTATATTATGTGTATTAATCGCTTTAGACTTCCATTATCTGGTATTCCATTAACAAGAAATGGTATTCCTTTTCAACAATGGCAAGTTGGACTTGGTTATCAAAATGCTGGAGCCGGAACTGTTTTTAAACCAGTATATGTTCCACAAACTGTTATAGGACGAGCAACAGCATATAATTCATATTGTATAGGTCAAACACCAGATTTACAAACAATTAATACACAATTAGACCCATTTGTAATTCAGTCAGATGTATCTCTAGGAAGCACTGCTAAATTATTCTCGTTATTCTATCCATTTTATCCAGCATATGATAATTATGTATCACAAGTTCCAACAATATATATGTTATCACTAAATGGATTATCAATAGAAGTATATCAAGCAGGTAGTTCAGCTGTAGTAGCTACTTTAACGCCTTCAAATGTTGTAGGTTATATATATGCTATTACTGCTGTTACAACTACTAGTAATGGAGATGTATATGTTGCTTATACTGTAAATGATTATGTAAATAATCCCGCGAGGTATACACCATTTGTTCAAGTATTTACTCGAGCTGGTGCTACAACGTATACAGCGAGTGCTATATATATTCCATCACAAATGGGTGGGGTCACTACTTTTTTAACATCGTTTCCATTACAAAATACTTTTATTACCACCTTATCAATTACTAATAGCGCTATTATCGCATATGCTCAAACAACAACTGGAACTGCTACTAATGCTACGATATGTGCTTGGCCACTAGACTCTATTCTTCTTGCTGCTTTTCCAACTGTTGTTACAACCACAAATAACTTTTCAATTTCACATCCAACAAATCTTACATATATGACAAGTAGTTTAAGTGGAGTAATGCAAGTTTATAATAACAGTGGTGTTTTATTAAATACATTTAATAATATATTTGGAAATGCATTTATTGGATTTGATGTAAATAATAATGTATTAGTTAAAAATAATGATGAATATTATGCTCTTAATTATACAACAGGTGTAATAGAATATTATTTTACACCACAAAATGGTGCATATCTAATAGCTAATTCAACATCCTTTTCAGTTAATGTAGATGGTGGAGCACAACCTATATTTACATATCAAACATTTTTAAATCAAATAAATTCAGCATTTGAATCAGCATTTTTACTTATAAAATCTACATATACAGCAAATAATGGACCAACAAATCCACCATCTGTAATATATGATTCAGCTACAAAATTGTTTAGTCTTTTATGTGAAGGTCAATATGCCGAACTTGATTCAGATAGTGATCCAAAATTTCAAATATTTATGAATCAACCATTATGGAATAAGTTCTTCTTTCCATCATATGATACACAACCCCAACCAAATTTTAAACAATTAATTGTTCAAAATAATGGCATTAATGCTGTAGTTGGAACTGGATCTGCAACACTACCACAATTTCTTTATATGCAACAAGAACAGTCAAGCATATATTCTTTCTATGATTTAACAAGAATAATTATAACAACAAATCAAATAGGAGTAGCAGGAGATGCAGAAGCTGTTGTAACCAATCAAAACGGAACAGCCTCTAACAATGCATTAAGTATAATAACAGATATAGTTCCAGATACAACAACTCTGGCTCCCGGTTCTGATATAATATATGTTCCAAATGGAATTTTAAGATGGTATAACTTATATACAACAACACCATTGACTAAGATAGATTTACAGTTCTATTATGAGACTAAAGATTCAAGTATTTATCCAGTTAATATAATAGCTGGAGAATGGTTCTCGGCTAAGTTAGAATTTAAGAAAGTTCAAAATTAAAAAAACATATAAATATATAGAATATCATTATTTATAAGATTCAAATTTTATTTTATAAATATATAATATATAACATGAACACAGATTTAATCAAAACTTTAGTCATCGACCCAGTTGTTGATGTCGAAGAATCATATGCAGCACGTGAAGTAGTCTATAAGAGTGGAACTAATAAATCTCAATACGTTTACACAGCAGATAGTTTTGGTAACAATCAATTCATCTGGAACAATATATCGCCTCCATCCCTTAATACCGTATTACCTCGTTCTCTTAAAATTCAATATACAGTACAGGCTCGTGTATATTGTGCCTATGGAGACCGTCTCAATCTACTTTCATTTAATGCAGTAAATACTGCAGGCGCTCCAGTAGCACCAACAGCCGGCGGCATTCAATGTGTACTTGCCCAAAATCCCCTTGCTCAAGCCGCCTCGTCTATGGAACTTCGTCTTAATGGTTCATCTACATCTGTATCAATTAATGACTATGCATCCATTTATGGACATATGCTTAATGAAGAAGATATTAAAATGATGTCATCAACTTGTCCTCTTCAAAAAGACACAAGTGCTCTCTATTCGGGTTCAGCCGCAGCGTTAACGGCTGGAAATAATAGATCTCCTTTTGTACCTTATGGCGCAAATACTACTATTCCATCTCGTGCATCTTTTGTATGGACTCAAAATGCTGCAACAACTACAGGAACAGCAGCTGGCGATTGGGCATATGCACATTATAGCATCCAAGTAACAGAAGAGCTCTATATTTCTCCACTATGTTGGGGAAAACTTGTTGAAGAGGTAGCTGGTATTTCCAATCTCAATAATTTAATCCTTAATTGCAGATTCGATAATATACAACGCATGGTTCGCTGTGTCGCTGCGGATGGAACATCTATTGCTCTTCCATCATCTAACGTTTTACAAGTAGGATTTGAAAATCTCCCATCTGTAGCCGGTGCAACAGCACCAATTCCGGCTACATCCGCACAAGTAACTGCACAACTCAATCTTGTATATATCACTCAAGATCCTATCCTTGCAGCTAAGATGCCAAGTACCATAGCATATGATTATTCATTAATTCAACCCTTCATCACAAATACAGTAGTTTTTGGGCAAACACAACTTCAATCTATTCGTCTTCCATCTATTCCAAAGAAACTATATATTTTTGCTCGTCCATCTAAACAATTCGTAGCTGGAACAACTGCTGCATATACTGTTCCAGATACATTCTTACGTATCACAAATGTTAGTATTTCATTTAATAATAGAATTAGTTTACTGAATGCAGATTCCGAATTTACTTTATACACTAAATCGGTTGCCAACGGTCTTAAAGATAGTTGGGAAGACTGGAAATACAACACCGGTTCTCTTCTTATTGTTGATGTGGAACGCGATTTAGGGCTCGACGCTGACGAAATATCCGGGCAATCAAATAAGTACAGTACGTTGCAAATCCAAGTTACATTTGCAAATA